CGCCGCCGCCTACGCCGCCGCCGCCGCCGCCGCCGACGCCGCCGCCTACGCCGACGCCGACGCCGCCGCCGCCGCCGCCGCCGCCGACGCCGCCGCCGACGCCTACGCCGACGCCGACGCCGACGCCGACGCCGCCAACGCCGCCGACGCCAAGCGTGACGAGATTCTCTCACTGGCGGCTGATCTGGCGCTGGAAATTCTCATCGACATGAAGTCGCCGGGATGCGAATACCTTTATCTGGCGGATAAGGCGGCCTAAATGAAACCCATCGCGGAAGTGTTTGAAGACTTCTCCGCCATCATGGCTAAAGACTGTCTGCAGAAAGCAGAGCCGGTTAGGTGTACGGTGAAGTGTAAAGCTGGAGAATTTTGTTTCTGTAAGCCTTGGGTGCCAGAAGCGCGAAAAGCTGACAGCTGAGGGACTGGGACTACTAACTAACTTGGAGAAATGTGATGCGTAAACTTGTGAACGTAATCGAAGTGGAAGGCGAAGGTTTGCCGGCTCTGTTGGGCGAACCGGTCATTCTGTTCTGCATGAACTATTTCTATGCCGGCACGCTGGCTGGGATCAACACGGATTGCGTGCTGCTGCAGGATGCAGGAATCGTATACGAAACCGGCGCATTCACTGATGCGAAGTGGAAGGATTTTCAGAAAGTCGGGAATGTCTACGTGCGTATAGCCGCTATCGAGGCATTCGCAAAGGGGAAGTGACATGCGCTCGATGAAACAGAAATATCGGTCGCGGTCGGGGTCGGGGTCGCGGTCGGGGTCGTGGTCGGGGTCGTGGTCGTGGTCGTGGTCGGGGTCGTGGTCGGTGTCGCGGTCGGGGTCGTGGTCGTGGTCGGGGTCGTGGTCGCGGTCGGGGTCGGGGTCGCGGTCGTGGTCGTCATGACCTGCCTAGACGACTCCCACGAAGTAGCCATATCCCTCGCCGTCGCCACCCATTGCGCGACCAAGGGACTAAGCGACACGATTCAGGAAGAGGCTGCCCAGTACATGGCCATGTCGTGTTTTAACAACAAGTGGGGACACTTTACCCGCGATGAGGCGATCAAGGTCGGAACGGACTTTGCAGACCGATACGCGGCGAGGCTCATAGAGAAGGCGAGGCAGAAATGAGAAAGCGCTGCAAGCATTGCGATCACGGCGTTATGACTGACACGGACGGCGTAGCTTGGATGTGTTGTTTCTGCAAGGAAAATCAGCTTGGCGCAATGATCCGATCCAGCAGGATGAATCGCGGATTTTCTTTATCCGATTTGTCTATGCTCATGCGGGTCACGAAATCCCATCTCTGGGAAGTCGAGCTTGGTAGGTCGTCAAATCCTACATTGCGGTTTTGCAATGCTGCAAACAAAGTTCTTGGCCTCTCGATGAGAGATATTCTAGACGCTTACCGAGGGGAATTTTTGAGGCATAGGCCATGACCACTCGCGCCTGGTGGGGCTGGAGTCTCTGCGTGATATGCGCACTCCTGTTTGACAGCGCATCCTTTGTCGCAGCAAGCATCGTTATTTGGACGTTAGGAGAGAGGAAATAATGTGCGTACATGCCATCTTGCGGGTGAAGTATCTGGCAGAGAAAGCCTCTCAGCTGATCGAAGTCGATTCGGAGCGGGCATTACAGCAGAAGTTGCTGGAGCTGAAAGGCAAGGATCAGGTGCAGAAGGTATCGATCTATCCCTGTCACCATCATGTGGTGCTCACGAAGGAATGGAAGGAAGAGCTTTACGTGACGCCGGCAGACGATAAGCCCGTTGTGTGAAAGGAAGATACCGGTTTTGTTCTCGTTGAGGGTGATGAAATGAACGCAACAGCAAAGCAACTAGCTCCATACGTGGATGCCATCGACAAGACCCGCGACAAGTTCATTGAAGCGGCCGGCGATCTGCTGCAGTACGAGAACGAGAGCGTTTTCGCCATGCAGGCGCTATCGAAGAACGATTCCTCAATCAGCGTCGCCAACAGCAACCCCAAGTCCGTGCAAATTGCCATGCGCAATGTGGCCGCCACCGGGCTTACGCTGAACCCGGCACACGCCTATGCGTACCTCGTTCCACGCGATGGCGCGATCGTTCTGGATATCAGTTACAAGGGCCTGATTAAGATCGCAACCGACTGCGGAGCGATCCTTTGGGCGCGCGCGGATGTTGTCTACAGCGCCGACACGTTCACTTACAACGGGCCGGCCGAAAAGCCTGACCACCAGTCGGAGCCATTCAAGAAGGAACGCGGCGAGGTCATCGGGGCCTATTGCATCGCCAAGACGCGCGAGGGCGACATTCTCTGTGAAATCCTGCCACTAGAGGAAATCGAGAAAATCCGTGGCAAGTCTGACCTGTTCAAAAAGAAGGGGTCAGGCCCTTGGGTCGAGTGGTTCAACCAGATGGCAAAGAAAGCCGTCGTCAAGCGGGCGTCGAAGACATGGCCGTATACGGGCCACAGCGGGCGTCTATTCGAGGCAATAGAGCTGGCTAGCTCTAGCGAGGGTGGCTACACGTTCGAGCAGGACGACCCCGGCAAGAACGATATACACAAGAAAGGCGCGACAGAGGGCATGTGGGAAGCGATGACCGACGCACAGAAAGAAGTGCTGCGAAAGCATGTCGCCATCATCCGCGAATACTTCGATGCCGAAGACCCCCGTGGCGCCGTTGCCTATCTGGATCGGCAGACGATTGACATAGAGGAACGGGCTGCCATGTGGACGCAACTATCGTCCAAGATTCGCACGGCGATCAATGTCACTCGTTCAACTATGGAACAGCTGGAGCAGCAATAATGCGCGGCATCAACAAGGTAATTTTGGTCGGTAACTTGGGCGCTGACCCGGAAACACGCTATACGCCTTCGGGGACGGCGATCACGGAGATTCGCATTGCGACTTCGGAATCATGGAAGGACAAACAGACTGGTGAGAAGCAGGAACGCACTGAATGGCATCGCATCACCTTCTTTGGCAAGGTAGCTGAAATCGCTGGCGAATACTTGAAGAAAGGCGGTCAGGTTTATGTCGAGGGGAAAATTCGCACCGAGGAATACGAAAAAGACGGAGTGAAAAAGTACTCAACCAAGATTATCGCGGATGTGATGCAGCTGCTTGGGAACAAACCGCACGCAGCTGCAGACAACGACGACTTGCCGCTATGAAACTCCTCCTCCTATCCGCTCTCACCCTGGCCGACACCCTAACCCTGCGCAACGTCTCCATGTCCGATCACGCGTTGGTGTGTACGGCGGTAGCGACGGATTGCGTGAGAGTTCCGCCGAATTGGCAGTGTGGGGCGGTTGGGGTGCCGTGGGTTTGTAGCTCAGATCGCATCTGGAAAAATGGATTCGAGAAATGAATACGACACTACAGCGTTACGGTAGGAAGCATGGTCCTGACTCAAAGCCGTGGACGGTTGAGCGATTCATGGAGCTTGTAATTCCGGTTCCTGAGGCTGGCTGCTGGTTGTTTACCGGCGCATGGAACAAGCCAGCAAATCACGGCATGACGAGCTATGTTGACGATCGTGGCAAGAAATGCAGCGCGCACAGAGTGGCCTGGATGCTCCTTCGAGGCAAGGTAGCTGACGGCATGCATGTGCTCCACAAATGCGATACGCCACCATGCGTCAACCCGGACCATCTATACATAGGCACGCACGCGCAAAATATGCGTGATGTTCGTACACGGAAGCGTAGCGGACATCTTAGAAAAACTCATTGTCCATCCGGGCATCCGTACTCTGGTGACAACCTGAGAACAGTAGAAGTTAGCGGCGGAATTGGTCGGTTATGCATAACCTGTCGAAGAGCCGCACAGCGGAAATATAATCGGCGAGTAGGAAGAAAGGTTATCACGCCAGATAAGTCACTGGTGGAAAGGATAAATTCCGCAATCTCGACGTGTGGTGGGCTTAGGGCAGCAGCCAGAGCCATTCAGATAAGCCCAACATTTTTGAGGAATTGTCTGATTGGCGTGAATTTCGCATCGAAAAATCTACTAGAAAAAATCGAGAAATTCGAGAATCGGTCGATTCCTAACCGCCCTAGCTCAACCAGCGGATCGACTTAGAGACGAGCCGACGAACGGTGTTGACTCCTTACGCGTAAGGCGTAGGATTGACGCACCAACCGGGAGACTACAATGACCAACGATACCCTGATCCTTCGCGAAGCAGAACTTAACTTCATCGGCTGGAGTGGCAGCAATGCGCAGATGCACGAACTGCGTGCTCCTTGCGGTTGCCGCTTTAGCGACGACGGGCAAGCATTGCATGGTGTCTGCACCGCGCACATGAGCGATCCGACCATTCGCAATATTCGGCTCGACCCAAGCGCCGTATCTGCCGCCAAAGCTGCCGCATGAATAATCGCGATCATCAAGCCGCCTACCGCCAACGCCAGCGAGACGCCGGCCTTGTCAAATTCGAGCGCTGGATCAAACCGGCCTGGCGCGAGGCGGTAGCGAAAGTAGTGGATAGGTTGATTCGGAAGCTGGAGAGGAACGATGGACGTTAAGCATTGTCGAGGCTGTTACTGCAATTTCTACAATGGTCGCCAGAATGTTGGCGGCACCGAATGCTGGTCGCTGAAAACGGCGAAGCTAGTCATGCGCAAGGAAGTCCACATCAACGATATGCCGCCGCATAAGCACAAGCCGCAGAAGTTGCCGAACTGCTACCACAAGCCGCAGTTTGTCTACATCGACGCAAAGCGCGAATATTGAGCGCGAACATCTGAAATCGGTAGGACTGGGACTACTAAGTATGAGTAACGCATCGTTTTGCTGGGTCTGTGGTGGATCGCTGACGCAATTCGATCATCAAGGATACGGACCCGGAACAGTATCGAAACGATGTGCGTATTTCATGTATTCGTGACTTGGCCATGTCGGCCGTGGTCAAAGCAACCACCGCTTAGCCCCTCGGTCCAACAGATTGCGTGATGTTCGCGCTTCATTTCGAATAGCGCGTTAACGGAGGTGCTGGTGATGATGCGAATTGTTTTGACCATTCCAAACTGTTCTGATTTGAGAAAAATAATTCAGGATGCAGACTTCAAGAGGTTTGCCTCAAAGCATCCATGCTTGGTTTTTGAAGGCACTCAAGTCAGCAGCGCCAGTTATGGTGAGAAAGAGGCTGCTGACGAGGAAGAATAGGAAATTGCTGGCGTGGTCCGTATCCCATGCACATGACCCGCGCCGTCCGGGTCCAGCGAAGACGGCACTATTTAGGCGCGTGAGCGGAGGTGCTAGCAATGATTGCATTGAAGATGACCATTGGAGCAGTCGATAACGCATGGTGGCCGGATTTTGTGCGAAACGACATGCTGGCCGCGCACGCTTACCAGATGGCGATTCAGGATCGCATAGATGGCTACGAAGAGGAACGCGCCTATCAAGGCGACATTCTGACCAATGCGGCGATCAAATCGTTACGTGATCTGCAAAACGAGGCCGCCGCGATCCACGCCAAGCTGCTGGCCGGCGAGACGAAGGAGGGGTGAGATGGAAGACCAAGAGCAATGTATGGATTGTGGGAGTGTCGAGATAGGCCACTCCGAATGCGGCATGTACTGCCGCGAATGCGGCAGCTTGCTTGATTTTCAGGAGGTGGACAATGGACCCGAGTTGGTATGAAGAGAATCGTAGTGGCGATGGATGGGCACTGATCATTGCACTTGCTGCCGTCCTGGGCATAGCCGCCGTTTTTAATTGGATTTTTTACTGACCGGCGAGACGATGTAACGGGAGAGGTGAGATGGCAATCGAGACGCAAGAAGTGGTTGCGGAATTCCTGACGGTGATCCTGCGAGACGACTCGCCGATGATCCATTCAAACGACAGTCCGACATTTCGGACTGTGCATATTCCGCTGACCTGCGAACAGAGCAAAATGATGGCTCGTCGTTTGACGCATACCAACGGCGGCACAAAATTCTACGAGTCGATCAGTCGCGCTTACGTGGAAGAACTACTGTGACTCCCACCCCGCACCGGCTCAGGGAGCTGGCATGAATATCAATTACGAAGGTCTGATCCGGCAATTGATGACTGGCGATCGAACCACGATGAAGATTGCAGCCGATGTTATCCGCGATCTGCTATCCGACCTCGCCACCACCCGCACCGCGCTGGCGGCGGCGGAGAAGGATGCGGAACGGTATCGGTGGCTGCGCGTGCAGGCCCCAAACGCTGGCGACCTGTCGCAGTTATGGGTTGCGCGCGGGCTTGGTCGCGAATGGCTGTGGAACACCGGGGTGGATGAAGCCATCGACGCCGCCCGCGCCGAGGACCGGCAGGAGAAGGTGTGATGACCGTCTACGTCGATGACATGCGCGCGCCTTACGGTCGTCTAATCATGTGCCACATGATCGCAGATACCAGCGATGAACTGCTCGCGATGGCGCGAAAGATCGGCGTAGCCACGAAGTGGCTGCAAAAGGCCGGAACGCCGCGCGAGCATTTCGATATCTGCTTAAGCAAGCGCGCCGAGGCTGTCGCAGCTGGAGCGGTCGAAATCACTTGGCGCGAACTGGCGATGAAGACGCGCGAAAAACGAATCGAGCTATTGAAGGAACGCACCCATGCCGACTAATGATCGCTGATCGCGCCGATTCGTGATTTGGTCAAGGCAGGCGCACTGATTGTCGCTGAAATCGAACGTCTGGAATTTGCCAATATGAAATTCGCCTATGATGTCGGATGTGTGAGTTGTGGCGGGAGAAGTTGGGGCTTCGCATACGATCCACGGAATCCATTTCGGCGTGTGATCCGACCAGATAGCGAGGCCCGCCATGAGCAGTGATGTGACCGAACAGTTGATCGATTCAATAATCGACGTGGCACAAGCCGCTTACGATGCGGCGGCAGATGAACACGATTCTATGCGCTGCAACGGCGGATGCATGGAGGTCGCAATTCGAGCAGCACTCGCCGCCTACGACACCGCCATCGCCGCTCGCAAGGAGCAGTATCGGGTGGCGAGAGAGGTGATCAAGAATGCATACGAAAACGAAACTCCGTCGATTCTCATCGGCGAGCATTACGACAGACTCGCCCGCGCCGTTGTCGATGCGCTGGCTAAGTAAATTCCCAGACGCGGATCATGCCGTTTGATCCGGCACCACCCACAGCGGCCGCGCTACCGTTCAGGACTAGCGCGCCGCTTCCACCTGCACCAAAGCCAGTTCCAGCCAAACCAGCACCGGCAACGACTAGACCAGCACCACCACCACCGAAACGCGTTGATCCTCCATTACCGGAGGCACCAATAAGCCCACTGAGACGCGTTCCATAGTCTCCCGGTGAGCCTGAGCCGTTGATATCGCCACTGGTTGATAGTTGGCCGGCTCCTCCTGCTACATTGGCTAACGCGGTTCCTGCGGCCTCCCCTAGCCCTCCTAAACCACCTTTGGCAGTGACCGTCGTACCGCCTACCGTAAACGTGCTGTCGGTACCGGTGCCTCCAGTACCTCCCGTATTAGCTCCTCCGGCCCCTCCTGCCCCTATAGCATAGGTATATCCGGTTGACGGCGTGACGGCTAACCAAATGGCAGCCTCAGCCCCAGAAGCACCGCCACCACCTACAGCACCATTGAGAGCCGCAGAGGCACACCCTCCTCCCCCACCACCAGCCCCTAGAAGCTCTAGATAAATAGCATTCGTGCCGGCCTGGGTTGTATACGTAGTACCAGAGGTAAGAATCTGCGGCGGGAAATTGAGTCTTCCGGGTGTCAGTCCTGGTAGGGTACTGGTTGTTACCGTTCCCAGCATGGTATTAACGCTAGCAACCGTCAGATCAGTCGCTGTTGCCAATGCACCCGTATTGTTCCCTTTCAGGGTATTGGCATTCATCCTCGCCAGCTTGGCGTTGGTTACCGTATTGGCGAGTAGGCTGTTACCACTGATGAGGGAGAATTGCAGGGAAGTCGCGCTGGAATCCACGTTCATCACGTGAAAGGCACTGGTCGCCTGAATATCGACTGCCGTTCCGTCTACGTTCGTGGGGTTTCCTCTTAGCGACAGAGCAATCGCCGATGAAAGCGTGTTGACTCCAAGCATCGCATTAACCTGCGCAATCGTCAGGTCTTGCTCATTCGCTGGCGCGCCCTGATTGTTCCCCTTCAGGGTATTAGCAGGAGCCTGCGCTAACAGGTCATTGGTGACCGAATTAGGCCCAAGGCCGCCCGTCTGCTGTAGCTGCTCTAGTCTCTCTAGGCGGGTACGGTCGCGGCCCATTAGTAGTTCGTCTGCGAGCCGATCACTATCAGTTTAGAAGCCAGATTGTCGTAATAGAGCATCGTCAATGCGCTTTTCCCGAGAATGCTGGGTACGGCGGGTGTCCCAACCCAACCCACACCAGGGAACGTCACAGAACCGATAGAACCAGCAGCCGGAGCGGTGATTTTCAGAGCCAGATAAGTCGGTCCATTCGGAAATGCTGACCCCGTATTGATGGCACATGCAGTGCCGTTGGTCAGCGTCATGATGTTCATGTTGCCGGCAGACCAATCGGGTGTTGCCGTTGCGCCTACCGTTCCGAGTACCTTGATACCATTGGCTACTGTCGTTCCAATGATTCCGCCAGCTACCTGGAACTTCGTAACTCCGTCATCGCCGACATTCGATCCGATGACGATGCGGCCAGTGCTTGGCGTTGAACCAGTGCCCGTATTGGCGAAGCCATAGATGATGTTACCCAATGACATTTGACCGCTGTTGGTTGCGCTTGGTACATCGCAGAGATAGCCCAAGACAATGTTTTGGCTACCACTTGATGGTGTATTGCCTGCGCTTGCGCCGATGAAGGTATTTTGTGCGCCAGTCGTTAAGGCGAATCCAGCACCGTTTCCAAGTCCCGTGTTATCGCTAGCTGTAGTCACCAGAGGTAGAGCAGACCGTCCAACCCCAGTATTGCGATTACCAGTCGTAAGCGCTGCAAGCGAACCACTTCCAAGCCCTGTATTGAGGGTTCCGGATGAACCGAAATTGCCTGCCGCTATGCCAAGAAAAAGACTTTGCGTTGTCCACGTCCAGAGAAGTGGTGCGCCGGCCTGTTGAATTGTTCCTGTCGAAGCGTTCACCGTTGCGACCAGATTAATCATCGTCGTACTGGCAGAACCGTCCTTCGGGATACAGAAGTTGATCCCGGTCGCTAAGTCCTGGTCATGCGTGTCATGGCGGTCGGTTTGAATCTTGACGCCATTCAGGAAGTTTTGCTGCCAGACAGTTGTCCCGTTGTAGACACCATCGGTACGTGAGTAAGCACCACCAGACCAAGGCATTAGAGACCCCCAGGGTTAAAGACGAACGTAGACGAATACCAGATGAACGGCTGGTATCGGAAGGAATAGCGGATTCGCAAGGCAATGTTGAAGCCGTACTCATTGACCGAATACATGGCCCGCTTGGCGTACATGTTTACAGCGTCGGCTTGAGCAGCCGCCCAGTAGTCCTGATTCCAGTTCGAGACGTTCCATTGGCCCGGAACAAACTCGATCGCTGGGTTGATGGCCGTCAGCGGCTTGTCGTTGAAGTCGGAAAGGGCTTGCACTCTCGCACTACTGGGTTGCGATATCGTAGAAACGATCTGTACGGCCGTCAGCTGGCTTTTGGCCTCTGGGTTGAATCGCATGTAAGCCGTGGTAGCGCGACGTTCTACGGCCACCCCATCGTCGCCATAAGCGACTACTGTGTCGTTGGAGTTGGCATCCGCCAGCATAATGGTTCCTACAGCCGTACCGAAGTAAAGACGGTCGTTGTAGAGGCCCCAGGTGCGGGCGTTTTGGCCTGTGAATCGACACCATGCTCCCGTATTCGTGTTGCGGATGTATTGTTCGGCTTGGTGAGGAGAGTTAGAGATAGGCACGTTGATAATGAACATCTGCCCCCTCGGATAATAGATCGCCTCCCAGCCGAAATTTCCTTGGTAGTCCGAGGCTGCTTTATTCGCCGCTCGGATGATCTTGCCGCCGAAGTAATTCACTTCCTCTACACGTTGATTGACGATCGCCTCATCCATCGATACGAAACCATCCATCGAGCAGAGGATTTCCGAAGAGGCGAGTTTGCCGTGTGATCTGACAGAAAGTGGTCTGCCGATCTGGAAGCGTCCGACCATCGACCACGCGAGAGCATTTCCGGGATCTGTCCCTTGGTAAACCAGCGTTTCCCCATTGTTGGAAATAATCGCGGTCATGTCGTCCACGCCGTCCCCGTTGTCGCGGGACCAGGTGACAATCATTAGGACGTAACCCCCGTTACGAAACACTCGATCAAGGGGGAAGAAAATCAAGTTTCCTTGGTAAGCTCCCGCAATCGCATACCAAAAACCCGCTCGTTTGTTCTCCCAGTAGAAAGCCCTTCCCTTCATGTTGGCGACACCCAGGAGGTTGGTACCTGTAGTATCTACCGTTGGAATCGCTCCCGAAGGCGTGACAGACCCGTCATCGGTGAAGACGTTCGAGGTCTGCGTTGCCATCAACAGTTCGGCACCCGTCGTTCTACCAGCGAATTTGTAGTTCGTGATCCCTGAAATGGGTGTAATGGTTACGGTCACGCCACCCGAGGTTGTATTACTAGCGGGTAACGCTCCTGCCGGCGTGTGTGAGCCGTCATCGGTGAAGGTTAGCCCCACGCTAGAACCTAGCAAAAGCTCGGTGCCTGCGGTGGAACTACGGTAGTAGTTATAGCCTGTCGCCAGAGGTACCGCCAGAACCTTCCAGGTGATCGTATTGGTATTGGTTCCCGCAGGAACGACAATACTCGTCTCCACAGACGCCAGCGTTTCGCCTACGGCGTTCGTGGCCGAGATGCGGATGTAGTATGTTCCGGGGGCAAAAAAGCCTCCTGTCGTTGCAGTAGTATGCGTTCCGGCCGTAGGAGTGGAAAGCTTCGCCGGCACAACAATCGACTGCTCTGGAGTCGCTGCAGTGACCGTACTTCCGTAAGTCGTCCAGGCTCGGTAGTAGTAGGTTCCGGCTCCTAGACTCCCCGGAGCTAGGGAAAGCGCCATGGATGGAGAGCCACCTAGCGAAATCGTCATTGGTGACAAGGTAGTCCCATCCCATTGCTGGGGAACATCTACCCCGTTCACGAAGATGATTTTGTTCGTGAAGTGCTCGTGCTGCCACTGGTTGTTGGCAAACCCCGTTCCTATCTGTACCGGGGCCGAAAACGTCGTGACGTTGTAGAACTTGCCATTCGAGGCGGCGATAAACGATGAGGTACCCTCAGGAGTAAAAGCCGTGAGGGTATCGACTGGCTGTCCGCCAGGAAGCGTACAGACCGTAACCGAACCTCCCCGTCCCGAAACACATCCGGATTCGGGAAAGAGGTTGACCAGTTCTATGGCATCTGTAGACGGAATGGAATCGAGCGAATCCCTCGCATTCCATCCGCCGACAGGAGCTGGAGCAGGGACGCTAGGCATTCGGCGGCGCCCACAGGTTGGTATAAGGTTGTCCGGTAATCGTTACCTGCTGCGGAACGATCGTGGAGTTTCCGGCGTCTCTGCCCTTGACCGAATTTCTCCGCGCAGCCGCTTCTTGCAAGTAGGTCTGCCAGTCCTGAAAACCTTTGGCTCTGCGCCATCGCCAGGTAACTTCCGCTTGAAAAAGGCGGTCATCTAGCTGCCACGTATCGCCGTCCGCTTGAAACGTGGACGACGTGCTGAACGGATTAGAGGCTAAGCGAATCGTGGTGTTGGTCACGTACTCGAAATTGATCGTTGCGCCTTCGGTGGGATTGAGGACATTTAATTGTCCTTGAAGAATTCTCGCCCGGATCGGCAGAGAAGCAACGGCCGTCACCGAATGGAGCAAGGCCCAGGTTTCCGGCGTGGTCGAAAGATCAACCATATCCCAGCGACCAAACTGAAATAGGGTGTTCGGAGCAAATGCGAGGAAATCCGTAGGTAGGGGATAAGTCGTTGTACCTGCATGGGTCGTAACACTCCCTTGCTTCCGCTGGAACTGAAAATCATTTTCAATGATATCCAGCGCCGCGTCTTGAGCTAGAGCGACGAGTTGAGCCGTATCCTGATCGGTGTTTCCGAAGTACGAACTAGGGATGACGAAGCCGTTTGCCGCCATCACTTGATCTAGATTCTGCTTTAGTGTCAGAGGCATAAGGGTTCTCGATCGGTTTAGAGACTTTGGTGTTTTGATCGACCTCAATCAACTCATAGTGCTGGCCGTTTTCTTCATACACCTTACGGTCGAATTGCAGGCTGATTTCATTACCGGTTTGGATTAAGGTACTCATGCGGCCACCAGTTTGTAACGCGGCTTCGCCGCTCCGTTTGCTACGTCGTGTATGCCTTTCACCTGTACGGCCCACTCCTTCCATTGGTTCAAGTAACCAGGGACTTCCGTTTCTGCTAACTGAGAAGTTGAGGTAATGCCTAGCTCTTCTAGAGCTTTACGAATCTCCGGCGTCATTTTTGGCAAAGCTCCTAATGGGATCGCCGGAGGTTTGTCGTCCATCTTCTGAAAATGCTCCCAGCCGTCGCGGAATTTTAGCTTATCGTCGGATTCCACTGCACGCGAAATGCGGTCGCGCTCTCCCAAAACACCCACTAAAACCATCAGGATACGCTTGTATACCGGAGCCTTCTCAAGCTCAGAGGCTTTCTCGTCCCGCTCCGCATCCCAGTAGAACATTGCTACTTGCGGATTTCGCTTACCGACCAATTGTTCCCTCACAGCCTCGTAGCCTGAGTTCATGAATTCCGTTGGGTTTTCCATACGCCCTCAAAATGGCGCCGGGGATGAGCCGGCGCCGAATGGATCAGGTTGAAATGAGAACCGAGCAGCCCGAACGACGGTTACAGGTCAGATTGCCCATAAACCATACTGGGACCACCTTGTAGTCGGCATTGACGATCTGACGCGAGTCACCCACGTCAAAGCCTGCACTCCGATCGGATGCCGTGCGGAAGTAGATTGCATCGGTATCGATGAAATACATGTGCTTAGACGCACAGTTCACGTCATAAACCACGTCCGCATCCATGAACGCGAGAGACTGATAGCCCGCATCCTGCACATCACTCTCACGCGTAATGCGCTGGATCGACTGCAGCGACGACCAGTAGGCGTTGAAGAAGATCGTATCTGCAACCACCAGGTCCGGCTTGTCCTTGTTACGAATCGTGCTCAGCCAGGCGGTATTCATGTAACCCGTCACCGTAGTCGCCGTGACCTGCGGGTTGATCGTGGACGCCGGGATGAACTGGTTGCGCCAGAACGTGTTCGCCACCTGATCGATACCACCCACAGTACCCGCAGAGGCCGGGTTGTCCGCGATCAGTACCTTCAAGCCCGTCAGTTCCTTACCTGCACCTCCGGTGCCGTCCGAAAAGATCGATGCGCCAATCGTGTTATTTAACTGGGCTTGGAGCTGCTTGATACGTGTTTCCACGATATCGAAGTTCTCCTGCTCGCCCATGTTCATGCGTTCCTCTCGACCCGTCCAGGCCAGGAAGCCGCCGCACTGTTTCCACTGGTATTCCGCACCGTCGAATACCGCCTGACCGGTGGTCGGAGGCGTGAACGTGTCGTAATCCTGATAGAACTGCACCGAGGAATTGGTGCCATAGATCAAGGGCTCCACGATCGTGCGACCACCGGACTTTTTCTTGATCTGTCCCTTGCTCTTCAAACGCACCAGCAACGCATTGTTGTTGGTCACGTTGTCAGCAATGTTGTCAATGTATTGGCGCGCGGTCGAAACGACCAGATCGCCAAGGTTAATGCCTGCCATGACTTAGCTCCTATGCTTTTTCGCTATGTTTTCCATGATGCCGCGAAGGTCTTTCCCTTTCGGCTCACGGCCATTGGTTTGTTTCGAGTTCACATTGCGACTTGCACTAAGGGCTTTTTCAGTTTCAGCAGACTTTTCAGCGGCGGCTTTTATCGCAGCGTTTTCGGCTTTCCGTGCTCGGTGTTCAATCAATTCCTCGCGCAACTCCGGGTCGTTCCACAACGCTTTTTCGTAGAGTTGTTCGAGAGGCTGAATACCTTGCACCTGCATGATTTGCGTCATGACAGGTTCAAGCCGATTGTAGTGCGGGTACTTTAGCTCGCCGTTTTCGTCTTTGGCTTCTTTGAATGCCTGTATCGCGGTAACGACTTGATGCGCTTGCTGCTGATAGTTCTGCTGCAGGTAATTATGTTGCATGCTCAGCAGGTGTTCGTTAAACGGGGCATCTTGTCCCAGTTCACTGGCGTTGACGTTGTAGCTTTGGATGAGCGCTTGGACCAGTGCTTTCGGGTCGCGCACACGGAACATCTGCGCTAACCACGGAATAATCTGGTCCGGGTTGGTTTGAAGAGCCTCCGACACCGCTGCCATCTGTTGCAACCCTACCTGGGGGGATACCCCCTGAAAGGTAAAACGTTGCTCCAGGTTCGACAGAATGGGGTCATAGGGATCAAACCGCTTTCTGTACTTGTCAAACTCTACGTCGCGCTTCCCCGAATAATCATAACGGTCTTCAACTTCCTTGAAGATTTCCGGGAGGAGTTCTCTGGCTCCTTCCATCTGCGCGATTTTCTTTAAAGCAGCCCGGCTGCCTCTCTTCCACTGCTTGTGCCAACCCGGGGCCCAGTCAACATAGTCGTCATCGACTGGCCTGTCCGTTTTCTCAGTTCGAGATTCCGGTTTGTCCGTCGTTTTTTCGCTACGCTGCTCCGGAGCAGACTCCGGCTTCGCGACGTGCTCGGCTCTCGCCGATTCCATCGCTGCCTGAATACTATCAGCCATTTAACACCTCTTTCAATGATGGATGTTCCCCGTAGTGGGGCATTTGTCGTGCGAGGCGATCGTTTTCCGCCTTTCTTTTTTGCTGTCGGGTGATTTCCTGCTCGGCCGTTACGTCAGAAGCATCGCGTAGCCGGTTTCGAGCAAAGGACTCTTTTCTCTGTTTCCAGGTCGTGATCTTTTCTCGTGTCGCGGGACACCGATACCGACACTCCATCTGCACATACCCTGCGACGGGTTGAATCACTACCCGCATTTTCTGCCCGCAGTGAACCGGCGTGTTAGACTCCAGTTCGGACATTTTGAGGAACTGTTCCTTTCGTTCCCCACAGGCACATTCAAATGAATACGTCGGCATTGCTCGTCCTGATTATCTCGTTAGGCATCACACGAAACATGCCTCTTATCTCGATTGGGTACGCCTGTCTCATCGTGTTAGGGCTGTCCACTCTGTCCGGATTGCTGCACTTCCTCTGTGCCCGCTATGGCGGCCAGCTGGGTCGCCAGCTGTCGGACCCGATCGGAACCGGCAGGAAGAGAGGCCATTTGTTTCACCAAAGCACGCCCTTGCGAATTGGTCATGACCTTAGCGACGGATTTGGCACTGAGTGACAATCCCGTCAGTCCTGCGAGCGGAGCGGGGTTGCCCATGAGCAAAGAGCCTATTGCTCTTGCATATTCGTAACTCTGAATCGCCGAGGCGGTTCCCGAAAAGTTGGTACCCGTCTTATCTGACAATCGTTTCGCCGCCGCAAAAGCGTCCTGCATCTGGTTCAGTTCTTTCGGCTCAAACCATGCGGCGAGTTTCTGTTGAGCATCGGGTGTCTTACCCAGCATGTTGTAGAACACGCCTGGACGTGCGGCTAACGCGTTTGCTCCGTCCGAAGCCGTGGCGTTCTGAGAAGCTTTCAGAGCGTTCTCGACCATATTCGCTTTGATATCCTGAAGAGCGTCCGGCGAATACTTCTGCAGGATTCCTTTTGCCGTAGCAATCTGACTCGGCTGCATCGCTCCCAGGCGTTGCATGACGGTTTCACCCGGAATTTGATTGAACGTCCCGTTTCCGACTGCATTCGCAAAATCCTGCCCGACGACTTTGCCTAAGGCAGAATTCTGCAATCCTTCGATTGCTTGAGAGCTATTCCGGTAGTTGGCATTGGCTTTTTGCAACAATTCACCAACGGGACCGCCGATCTTCTGAGCGGAAGCGTCTAAATCCTGGTCGATCGCTCCCAGCAATTGAGTCGCGATGCTCTTCTGCATTCCACGCCCAGTGTCTCCGGCTAATTGAACCTGCCCGCCTGCCACTTGAGAGAGGAAACGACGAGTTTTCATCATCGTGGAGATATCGGCGTTTTGTAGGCCGTTTTCCTGCAGGCTTCCCAGTGTTTTTGAGAGTTTGGCGTAGTCAGAGCCTTCCGGACCGCCCGCAAACTGCTGGCCTAGCTCTTGGAGCGTCTGCATGTAGTTCTGAGGGATGACCGCTGGCTTGCCCTGTACTAAATCCCGGATAGCGCCGTACTCTTTGTCGGCAAGGCTATTACGGCTGTTTGTGAGGTCGTCTACGGCGTTTTTTACAACACCCTGGACTCTTTCTCCGACTTCCCCGGTTGTGCCTCCTGAGCTTCCTAGGCCGTTAATCGTGCGATGGACGTAATCTACCCACTGGGTCGCGCGTTTCTGATCGCCCTGAGCGGCAATGTCACTACTGGCGGCTAACTGACGGACCCGATTCTCTAGCGCGGTCTGGCCCTTGCTTCCGGTGACTTGTCCAGGGGTGAAGTCTATCCCTGTCCGTTGGGCTAACTGCTCCCCTTCCTGAGCGAATGGCGTGTCAGCGGCCTTACCTCCAAAAGCATTGAGAGCCGTACCGCCGAGATTCGCCGGCATGAGCTTCTCAACGAGCTTTCCAGCCCCATAGAGCGCCGTATTGGTTCCAGCCCCGATTCCGGCGCCTGTGGCCAGTTGTTTTGCCTTTTCCGTGTCGTAGTCACCCGAGGTGACGGGTTGGGCTAAAGCGCCTCCCGCGCCGATCTGTGCGCCTTTGGCGAGGGTTCCTAGGAGACCTGCGGCTTTGCCGCCACCAGCCAATGGAGCAGTAATAGCCGCGTTTCCCAGGAGGGAGCCAACTTGGCCGGCGCCGGTATCCAACAGGGGCTTATCTACGCCTACCCGTTTCTGCAGTTCCGCATCAACGTTCTTGCCCAAGTCCGGAGCGAAAGTCTGTAAAGCGTTGCCAAGTCCGGGAGGCAGCATCTCCGGATGATGGGCAATCATCTGCAGCATCCCTCCGGCACCGGAGGAAACGCCCTGGCCGGCTCCTGCCATGAGTTTGTCCATCGTGGACATGTCGGCCGTGGGGTCGGCATTGATTGCTTGAGGTGCTCGTTTGGGAGCGCCAAATTGCTTTGCCATCGCCGACTGAATGACAGTCGGGTCCGTACCGTCCGGGAACTCGGCGGTATGACCGTCTGGCGTGGCGACCATGATGCTCATGACTGCGGGATCAATTTTCCGGAGGCAGGGTCATAGACGTAATGAACTTGAGGAGCGGGGTTAGTCGGTCCGGGAGATGCCATCGGAACAGCCCCCGTACCCGGAGCCTGCCGACTCGATACGGAACCGGTCGTTTCCTTAATGTCTTTCTGCAAGGATTCGATATCCCGCATATGATTGAGGAAGATGGAGGCATTCTTGGCCGGCATGTTGCCGCGACTCAATGTATTAGCCTGTTCGGCGGCGATAATCGAGTCGGTCGGCGTCGCGCGTTTGGTTCCTGCGGCGTTGATGCCGATATCGTTAGAAATTGCGTCCAACCCACCCATATTGGGGTTCAGACTTACCGCCATGGCATGGGTAACCGGCACACTCTGAATCATCTTGGCAATTTCTTCCTTCGACTTGCCTTGCAGCGTGTTCGGATCAACCTGCAAATAGTTCGCCGCCCAGTTGTTCAGGTTGCCTTGCAGCTGTTGGGCCGCTTGGTTTCTCACCTGCAGCTGTTCCAACTTGTTCACGTCCACCTTGTTCAACTCCTGCTGAGTCGGTGTCAACTTTCCACCACCCGGAGAAGTCGCTTGGTAAATCTCCTTGCCCTGAGGCGTAATGACATGCTGATTACCCGAAGCGTCAGCCACCACATACCCGCGGCGATTGCCTACTTCGGCTGCGGCTGTTGCAGCAGCAATTTTGCCCTGCGTCTCCAGTTGGATTTTCTGTGCTTCGGTCGGCAATAGAGCCTGCGCTTTCGCTGCAGCGGCTTTCGCTTCCGCGCTCGATGTTTGATCGGCGTATTGCAAATCGACCTTCTTTTTCGCTTCATCGGTGCCACCGGCTTTACGAATCTCCTCATCCGTCATGAACTTAGTGTCTTCACGCTTCGCGGCACGCTCGGCCAAAGCGGCCTGTTTAGCCGCTTCCAACTGAGCCTGGGACGCCTGCTGCATCTCCTCTTTCGACTTGTTCAGCATCTTCATGCCGGTGAAGGCTTGAAGCATTTGCGCCAAAGCTCCACCAAAACCGGAGTTCGGAATGTAACCCTTGTTCATCATCTCCTGGCCAAGCTGACCCAACTGCCCAGCCTGACCCTGCTGCGCCTGAACTTGTGCCATTTGGGCAGGGTCAAGGAACGCGGCATAGCGTTGGTCAAAAACCGTTTGGCCGGTATTGGGATCGATCATTGCGGTGGCCCCGTCATTTCAGGTCCGTTGAAGCTATACGGATTCATCATGGCCTTGTTACCGACATAGGCCCCCAGCATTTGAGAGAGCACACCGCCCATACCCGAGTTTTGGGTATAGCCCTGGCTCATCATCATCTTGCCCAGCATGCCGAGCTGTTTGTCCTTTTGTGGATCACCCGGTGAATACCCCGAAAAAATATCGAAGAAGTTCCGCTGGTACGGATTCTTTTGGTTTTTCTTGTTGTCAGGGTCAGTCGGGTCGGCCAATTGATCCTGCACGTCTTGTAGGTCGCTCATAAGGGGTTAATCCTTGTATCGCGAATCTCTTCTAAACCGAGTTCTAGTTCTTTCTGTATCAGTCGCATCCTGCGCTTGTACTCGACTGCCACTTTGGGGTGGTATCGATGCAAATAAGGCAGCTTGCCTTTCTGGTCTGCCAGCCACGCGGTACAGTGCATGCATTTCGGCCCCGCACTCATGTAAGCGTAGTACTTCGGCAAGTCTATACCTTTTCCTTTCAGGTAGTTAACGACATCCTCTTGCGTCCAGTCGTTGATCGGTAGCCAGATTTCCGCCCCGGAAACGTCCTTTGATCCCGGCAGAATCGGCGCTCTCAAAAACTCACTTCTGCGTTGTCCTCGTATCAGTAATGTAATTCCCAGCTCCTTGACCTTTTGCGCCATTGGCCACCAGAAATTCTTCGTACAACACTCAAACTTTGACTGCAACGCGATCGTCCCACTTTCTGGCTGTATCGCTCTCCCGACAATCGTGCACCGGAGTGGCAAAATATCGACCGGATACGCTTGTGAAGCATCCTCAAACGCATTCCCTCTCACCTCGATCAATTGACAGGGAATTTTCCTGACTTCCTCCGCTAACTCCGGGAATTCATCTCCTGGATTACCCCATAAAACAATGAGCTGATCCCATACCGGTTCAAGTAGGTGCAAACAGGCTAGCGAATCCTTGCCGCCTGAAAACTGCAGAGCGAACTTATGCCCGGTCAGCTTCGAGAGATTCAATTCGCTTCGCAAGTTCCTGCACCGATCCCAAAATAACGCCCATCATGTCGATCAAGGTAATGAACGGGTTGTTTCCCAGTCCCAGCGTTTTATTGAAATCCTCCGCGAACGTTCCGATATGCGTATCTTCCGATCCTTTATATTTCCAGCGATGGAAGGGCAAAGCCTTCACCGCCTCCAGGGCCTCTTTCGTATCCGCCTCGCCCTGATCGTCCTTCAGCTCCCTGGAACACATCATCATCATCATCATGATGGCCGCCGTTCCTAACTGGCCGGCCATTTGGTTGGTGGCATTGGCACTCGCCACACCCCCTTGATATTGCGCATTCTGGCCGGCCTGATTCATCCCGTAAGCACCCGTAACATCGATCGGTGCGGCACCACCATTCGGCACCATTCCCATCAGCGGCATCATCGATTGTATGTACTGCCCAGGAAGGGAATTGTTGTACATGCTCGTAGTATTCCCTTGGTTCAACAGCCCCAAGAGACTGGAAATATCTGACTGATTGGCTCCGGTATTGGCATTCTGTTGATTAACACCCAGCTGACCGACTCCGGTTAACGCATTCAAACCGGAAATCTGCGAGTTGTTGTAGCCCAACCCTAAGTTTCCCAATCCTAAAAGCTGATTGGTGTAGTTATTGGCCGTGTTGTTCGCCATCGACGCATCGGCGTTGATATTGGCTGCGCCGACATTGCCCGCTGCAGACGCCTGAGCCGCACCCAATTGGGCTTTCGCACCTATCTGCGCTTTCAGAATCTCGTTTGCGAGCTGGGAATTGCTCAGACCTTGCCCGAAAGCTTGACCTTGCGCCTGCAAACCCTGCTGGAGACTCTGATTCCTCGCTTGAGAATAAGCGTCATTCTTCTGCTGGCTGAATTGCTGTAAGGCGTTGTCATAAGCCTGCGACCCAGGCTGCAGACCTTGCGCAACCATTTGCTGATCGAAGGTGCTCTGCTGGTTCTGCCACTGCGGGTCAAGCTGTCTCGTGGACGCTTTATACGCCGCATCCGCATACTGCTGCATCGAGTTCAGGATATCGGGCGAGATATTGGCCTGATACGGGTTCGACCCCGGAGGGGGCGGAGGAGCCAGGCTGTCATTCCACGCCTGCGTCTCCGCTTGCGATCCACTCATCGGCGGAGGCTGGTTGTTCTGGCCCTGCTGCTGGTTGTAAGCCGCATTCGCTGCCGCATTGGGGTTCCTCAGCGTTTGAGGCTGACCCTGCTGCTTGAACGCGGCCAATGCGGGATTGATGGGAGGCATTAGCTGGGCCTCATACCGGGCAAGCCTCTAATCGGTCCCTGCATAGGAGCGTTTCCAGGCATCGCCCCCGGCATCAAACCACCAGGGCCCACTTGCATACCGGGGAAATTAGGCCCGGAGATGCCGCCCTGTTGCGGCGGCATTTGCGTACCCATGCCATTTAAGGCAGCGCTAATACCTCCGAATGCGCCGCCCGGACCCATAGCCTGCAAGCCGCCCTGCTGCTGTCCCATGCCACCCGCAATACCTCCAGCGAACGGGCCTTGATTGATGTTCTGCAGCATGTGGTTAAACGCACCGTTCATCGAACCGGTTGTGCCCCCAACGGCAGGCATCGGCGATTGAGAGCCTTTCTGGCCGCCCATGCTTTGAATGCCACCTTGATTAGGATTCTGATACCGCTGGCTCACCTTGTTCATGATGGCGTTCTGTAGCCCACCGGTATTCGCCTGCCGCAAAGGCTGTGGCGTTTGACCACCCGCCTGCATCACGTTGCCGAAGATGTTCTGCATCCCCGGTGACAAGCTGGTCGTCAGTCCGTTAGGCCCGTAGGTCTGGTCACCGAAAGGGGTATTACGGTTGACGCGGTTCGCATCCGACTGCGCTTGAATGACTTTGGTCGGATCGACCGGGGTGGGGGGCTTCGGTGAACTTGCCATGATGATATTCCTCTTTCAGTAACCCATAAACCAAAACGTCGTGGCCTTCTCGTGCTTTGCGCTTAATGCCTTCTAATTGAAAGCCTAAACGCTTGGCTAATTTCTGCGAGGCTTCATTGTCATCACGGATATGACAGGTGGCCCGCGCACACTTCAACTGCTCAAATACATACCTGAAAATGGCTCTCAAGTATCCGAGTGTCGCTCTGGATGCACTGATGTTGATCTGCACATCGTCTGCATCCCACGAATGAAACCCGCATACCGAGTAAATCTCTTCTCCTACCATGAAACCGATAAACGTTGTTCCTGCCGGCATCTCACAGCCTAACTTCTCTTCCAACCAACCCCGCAAACCGTCGCCGTAGACGATCATTGGATACCTGTCGCTATTCCTTCCATCAAATCCTGACGGGATGCTTGACTGGCGTTAACCGAGGCTGCCAAAGCATCGGCATTGTCCTTTGGAATCTGCGCAATCGTCCGCGCGGTGTCGGCGTTCGTCTTTTGAACGTCGGCCGAGGTCTTGGCATCTTCCCTGGCGTTTTTCTGTGCATCCGCCTGTTGTAGCTTGTTCTGCAAGTCCTGGTTCTGCTGCTGGGCTTGCTGCAACTGCTGCTGGGTCTGCTGGTTCTGCTGCGCCATGCCTTGCAACTGTTTGAGCGTATCCGGAAGTGCGGAAATCTCTTGCTCTAACTGTCTGCCAGCCTTCCACGAGTCTTTCACGAGCATCAAAAGCTCTTTCGCCAATCCAGCCGGGAGAGAGCCTTGCTGAACGGCCGGAATGACTTGAGTAGCCAGGGACGTAAACGCATTCACAAACCCTTCGGTCTGCTCCTGGTTGGCCGCATCGTTCTGCACCATCGTAGAGTCGGATTCCACATCGATTGCATAGCAGGAAGCCAGCTCACTGCGCATCGTCGCCATCTGGTTGTCTGATAGCGCAATACCAGACATGGCCTCAATCTGGCTCCTCACAAAGTGCTTGGAAATCACCTCAGCCATGATGCGGAAGATGTCGCGGAAGAAGAGAGCAACCACCTGTACACGTTGCCCAGTACGGATATCCGCCCATTGATTCTTGATCTGCTGAGCGGTCGCCGTGTCGTTGGGGTTACTCACACCTCGTTGAATATCCGCAATACCATTCACTTCATAGATTCTGGACTTAGTAATCTCTAACTCTTGGTTGAGCTTGTCGATTACCTCAGCCTTTTCAGCCATCGGCAACGGAACAATTATCTGCGAAGTATCAGCAGCTTTTAGCCTGCCAATCATGTCCTTGACAGCGACGAAAGCCCCATCCGGATACTCGTTGACCGCTGATTTCAGCTGGTCAAACGACGGATCGTAGAAGTAGATGTTCTTGAGCTGCTTCGTCAGCTCCCGGATGCGTGTTTGTAACTGACTGGCATGAATCACTAGACTCTGGTATTCCCAGTAGTCCGGACTCGGAATTAGTTCTTTCGTGCTCACGTTCGCCATCATCGGCGGCGGGCAGGGGAAAAACTGGTCAAGTTCTAGTGGGTCATCTTCAATATCCAGCGGATACGGAAAACAGTCACTCACCCAAATGCGCCGCTTCGTCTCCTTGTCCCAAATCTCATGGACCGTCCACGTCGCCTCATACTTGCTCATGAGCGGCTGCTTCATCGAGGAGCCTTGCTCACCGCTCCTTGTACTAGCGCTATCGGGAACCGCTTCTCCGAGGTCAACCCCAAACTCGTCCTCTATGTCGTCCCGGGTCATGTAGTGATCGAAAGACACCCAGCCTACACGTCTCCAGTCCTTGCACGGCTCCCAACGGAACTGGCCCCAGTAGAAGTGCCGCAAATGCACTTTCTGTTCAGTAATTTGTGCCTGCTGTAAGGGTTTGCCGTCTTCGTCCAAGAGCGGTTCACCGGTCATGGGATTGGTGACCGGAATCTCTTCAACCTCTGTCTCTATCTCGACCTTGGCAGAACCGAGTCCTGCCACCAGGAAGTCATTCACGCCAAGATGAGCGTCACGATCAAAGAGCGTGGTATCGATCGTATAGGACAGACAGCGTTCCAGACACAACGCTATCGTATTGTCGTCCTCCGCAGCGCTAGGTCCGCCAGGCGCTGCTCCCAATCCCGCTTGAGGTGCTGGTACTGGTACTCCTCCCATCCCTCCAGGTTGTGCTCCTGGCTGTCCTGGAGGCTGACCCATTGCTGGTGCAGGCGCTTGACCCGGAGGCGCTCCATTCGGCGCTCCCATGCCGCCCAGTGCAGGGTCATTTGCTTGGGCCTGAGGCGATGCGCTAGACGGATGGCGCTTGCGAACGTCAGGCTTCGGCGGCTGCCCGTAAATACGCCCATGAATAAGCTGGATAGTCTGGTAGTAAACAGGGAAAGCCGGGGCCGCTGCTTCTTCGGAATACTCACAATAGGCTTCCTCCGCCTGCTTCGCACGCTTGCGCCAGACCTGATGCGCCTTGTCCTCGTTGGCTAGCTTATCCAGCCACTTGTCACGAAGCTTGGCGTTCTTGGGGACCTTATCAACCATTGAATGCGGGCCTGAAGTCGCCAATGCGCATAGGAGCGTCCCAGTCTGTTTGTTTGATAGGCTCAGGGTCTTTCAAACCCCCAAATACATCCGCGATGTGTCTACCGAACAGGGAGCAGGTATCCACCGCATCATCATATCGACCACCAGGGAACTTAATCAGCTGCTCAATCACGCGTTCAGCCGTGGAAGTCTTGGGCCAGAACACTCTACGCATTGCACAGAGAGCTTTGAACGAGGATGAAAGTGCCGTTTTGTCTTCCATGCGAGGAAGCCAGTAGGGTGTTGCTAGCGCGCCATTGTCCATCATCTCACTGGTTAGATACGGTTCTGCTGCCCTGCGAATCACCCCTGCCTCTCCTACGAATGACAAGGGTCTATAGAATTTGATGCGTCCCACAATCTCCTTGATCCAGACCGGCATCTGCTCACGCCCGGACCACCAATCGACTACAAAGATGCGTTTAGCATGGTCTACGCCCCAAACCGCTATCTCTGTGTAATCGCCTCTTTGAAGGCTTTCATCCGTGACGGCCATGTCACTGGAGATGTAGTACGTCAGTGACTTGGGTAAGTCGGTATAGTACTGAAACCACTCTCGTTTAAACTCGTCTCCCTCATCCGGTGTTGGGTTCTGGCCATACAGACTCGACCATTTCCGGAGCGGCATATTTGACTTGATGCGTTCCAATGCCTCTCGGTCGTATCGCTCGATCCAGGGTGGATCATCTAAATCAGCCGGCAGGCTAATAACCTTCCACCGGTCCCCACCATGTCCCTCTGCCTCTTTCAGCATCCCAATCAGGTCAGTCTCGTGCATCCGGTGCTGAATGACGACGATCGCTGCGCCAGGCCTCATGCGGTTGTAGAACGAACCTGTGTACCAGTCCCATACTCTCTTTCGAGATAGCTCACTCTGACCGTCTTCCCAGCTCGCAAACGGATCGTCAATGATCCCTAGCTCGCCACCCTTGCCGTATATCTGTCCTCCAATACCACATGCAAAGTAGCCACCTCCCTGGCTGGTTGCCCACATTCCCTTCGCTCTCGTGTCTTCTACAAGCTTTACGTCCGGGAATAGACGCTTGTACTCGTAGCTATCGACACAGTTCCTTACTGCCCCACCAAACTCCTCCGCTAACGGACTACTGGCTGATACCGATACAACCTCTGTCTCTGGCCGGTGTCCCATCACAAAAGCAGGAAACCGCTTTGAGGCCATCGTGCTCTTACCGTGCTGGGGCGGGCATTCGATAATTACCCGGTCCAGTTCTTTCCGTACTACTCCATCGAGTACTTCGCCTATCTCCCTATGCAGCCGGCCGGCTTTCCAACGTGGCGTCGTGTACTCGACAAACTCAGTTAAGTGTTGGCGTGCCTTCCGCCTCTGTAGCAATGCTATTGCTGCTTCCTGTGGCGATAGCTGCAAGCTGGTCATCGGTTAAGTCGTCCGCAGTTTTGCTTGTGTCCAAGCTACCGCTCATTTCAATGGATTGCGGCGGTTTGCCGTCGATGCGATCCATCACATCATTGATGGCCATTCTGTCACCACCTTGAGCCAATTCATCCAGCTTCAGCACAAGGCTTTGAAGCTTATTAGGATTTTGAACGTAATGGCGCCTGAGAGCATTTGTAAACAAACGCAAATCTTTGGCGGAATTACGATTTCCTTTAGGTGCGCCCATGATTAAGGAAGCAAAGTTGCACTGATAGTTGCCGTAATAGCTGGAGTGGTACCGCCTGTCGTGACACTGATTCGCCATTGGCTCGGCAGTGGGGCACTGACTGCGACGTTAGCCGCTACAGTGACACCCGGATAGAGCGTAAGCGCGGTGAACGCAACCGAAGCGAGAGCGGCTGACGTGAGCAGATCGTAATACTGTCCGCTCACCGGGTCTTTGCCTTGAATCTTCACCGTATAGGTAGGCGTGCCACCGGCTACCGTGATATTCACGCCGACAACGATACCCCGACAGTTGATGTTGACCTGATCTGGACTGACCTGGGTCCCCGCGCCTTGTGCCGTCGAAGTAACGAGCGTGCCGCACTCCAAGGTGCCGGCTGGCATGCTCGGGTTAGCTTGGACGGCCATTAGGTCAGCACGCGGCCATAGATGTAAACGTCAAACGTGGCAGCAACGTTATTCGTACCACCCAAGTTCACAAAGACGCCCGTTTGTCCGAGATACGTGCCGCTGGTCTGCTGGCTCAGCGTAATGGCATCCGCCGTTGCCGCGATAGTGGTGTCTTTGTACTTGGTTGCCGCTGTGAGAGGCGTCAGTGAGCCGGTAGCCGCTGTGACGATTGCTGTACCGCCTGCCGCAGCAGCAGTATAGAGACCCATTGTGCTCGTGCTGGTACTCAAGTTGGCCGAAGCGTTCGTGGTCGTTACCTTGTCGAAGATAACGCCCTTGGCGCCGCTGGGAATCGGTACGAATACATCACCGACTGTCGTAGGAACGCCTTTGACAAAGGCTAGTTGTGGGGTGCCGTCTGAAATAGCCATGGTTTAATCCTTCGTTTTGACTGTGGAGGTAGGACTGTTCTTGGTACTCACCATGCTATCGCGCACCATGCCGGTACGATCGGATTTCGCATTGTCCGGGCCTTTGACCAGATTGCCCGGTTTCTGGCTAAGCTTGTGGTTTGGATTGTGGACGGTGTTTTTCATTAGTCGCCCTTCTTGGGGGATTTGACAGGTTTCCAGCCACCTACGGGCGGATCGTCCGCGTATTTGTCGGGTGGGTTTTGATTGATGTTCATCGCGTTTCCTTCTTTTCGAGAGCATCGCGCGCTGAGTTGAAGCGCGTCCAATCGTGAAACTCTACTCTTTCGCCGGGGACTGTCCAGCCCTTTGTGCGGATATGCTGGTGGATATCCTTGATGCCTGCTTTTCGCAGCTTATCGTAGAACGCCTCATAGTCCCAGTAGCTAGCCATGGACAATCACCGATCCCGCTACAATCCAGCTCAGTACCACAAAGCCAAGCCCTGCACACAGCCAGTTCGCGCGGGGGACGTTGAATGCGCCGAGGAAGAAACAGACGCAGGCGAGGATCAGGCATAACAGGGAGAAGGTCATTTCGATTCCTCAATTTGGTCTACACGTTTGTCCGTTTCGTCCATTCGTTGGGTGGCTGCCTTGCGTTGTGCTTTGTCGATTTGGCAGTGATACCACTGTACGGAGCTATCAAACAGGGTCTTGACCACCAGACCGATTATCATTGCCGTACCGGTTTCCATCTCATTTGACGATGCCGAGTGTCAGCAGGAATTGATTTACACCGCCCTGAACATCCTTGCACGCGATGCCGACGTATCGAGACAGACGAACTACCTCGATCCCTACAGCCACACCCGCACCGTCATTCGGGATCAGACGTTCTAGTTCTAGGGCCGATTGATAGCACTGCGCGGCCGCTGGGTCAGGGTGGACCGGGTTCTGTGCCATGGCCAGAGCGCCGGCAAGGTCGGTGTCGGTAGTGGCGCGCAATTTCGTGATGAACTTGTCTTGTGCGCAACCGCTTATGCACATCAACATGGTGAATAGAATCAATCTCATATAGCCCCTTCTGGTTTTCGGTCTAGGTTATCCTGCGCTTTTGCTTGCGTCGTTGCAAGCGTCTGAATCGTTGAATCTTTCGTTCGGCTTGGTGCTGATCCGCCAAAGAAAAACTGGCAGATTCCGGTGATGTTTGTCGAGAGTGCGCCGATTAGAACGAGGAGAATTTCTCTGCTTGCGTCCGGGATCGGGTGGAAGCTCACTGACCACAGTGCGAAGCCATATAGCAGGATCAGCGACGCAGCGACGAAAGCCCCGGTACGATTGATGAGCTTCTGTCCCTGCATCTCGATCATGCGATTTTTACCTTCGCCTTCGCTAGACCTTCATCTAGCTGTTCCTTCGTGAAGTACTGGTCGAAAGAGCCTTGCTCGTGCGTTGTGATCGCTTTGCAAAGCGCGTAAGCGTCGTTGTAGTGCGTGAGGTCAAGGAGTTGTGTGGGGCTGAGTCGCATGTCCTGGCTCACCGCGTCGATATACGCTTGCGTGTTGTTCTCACTCGGTGGCGCCCAGCGGGTAATCACGTCTTTGATCGTTCTCACACCCAGACGCTGATAGGCCAGCAGGTTCAGGGCTAACGCACGAAATCCCCATACGGGGCTTGAGAATTTGCAGAAGTCCTTGTCGGGTTGATCTACCGTGAGCCCTCTCCACGGATCACCGCGTCTAATGTTCCCTGGATTTGCTAATGAAACTCCACGAGGCACGCTCATACAAACCCGCCCCGGTGTTCGTCTTTCTTCGTATCGATCGGCTTGCCGCTCAGCCACCATGCCAGGCAGATTATGCCAAGCACTGCCAGAGCGAAAACGCCGAATTCGATCAGATCAGTCATGGTGAACGTGATCGCAGATGCAGTTCAAGGCTGCCTCCACCGCGTTAATGAGAGCTTGTGCGGCCGCTGCCTGCTGTTCGTTCATGTAAGGTGCGCTGGACACTGCGCGATCGATAGCGGCCTTGCCGCCTCCGCCTATGATGATGGTCCCTGAACTCATTTCGGCCCCCGATTCTCTAGGTTGGATACACGGATTTTCACATCGTTGATGTAGTTTTGGTGAAGGTCTTTCCATGCCCGCAGGTCGCTTATCTCACGCCCTTGTCGGTCTTGCTCCATGTTCACAACCCAGGCAATTCCTAGGGTGGCTAGCAATGCGCATACCGCTATCGCTGCGCAAATGATACTGAGAGTCGAGGCGCCATCTGCCTTGTGGATGACGTGAAATTCGTTGTTGTTCGTGCTCTTTCGCTGCCGCAGTTCCTTGACCAGTTCCTTTATTTCGTCGGTCAAGCCGTGAATCTGCCCCTCATCCGGCAATGTGTCCTGCACGCACCTCCTCCCTCAGAGCCTTTACCTCAACCGTTAGCTCGTCAATGCTTCTGGCGAGCCTCCCCATTCCGTCACCCATTCGCAAGTCCGTACCTTCCAGCTTCACAATGTCTAGCCTGACTTGCTGCAGAGTTGCTTCGACTAACCCAACACGCCTTTCCAGCTCGATCGTCGCGTCTTTGGGGCTTCTAGAAATCCACTTGAAGACAAACGTCAGCAGGGTTAGGAAAATGCCTGCTGCGACTCCTAGAAGCGCCCACGTTTGCTCATTCACTTCGGACCGTAGCCGCTAGCATGCCAAACGAAGGTTGGATACGCCTTTTCGCTCGCTTCCTGTTCGGATAGGTGGCCGTTGTTGATGTTCGACTGGTAGTCGGCGTTGCGGTCGTTGATGTAGTCCTGAATGTTCGCGATCGTGACGCCCGTCGCTCTCGGCGGATCGGGGTAGCGGAATGCCCAGGAATCGGTGTTCGTGCGGCAGTACGCGAGGTTGGGATTGACTGCCTGGAGACTGGTGACGTACGCCTGATTCTTGCCAGCGTTGAGGCTTGCCAGCTGGACGTTGGTCAGGTCGGGGAAAGTCGTGTGAATGTCGGCGATATCCCACCAGCCGTCTCGTGCGTCGTTCCAATGCGGATCGGAAGCAGCGGCTTTCGCGAAGGCTTCCAGCTGTACGTAGCCGTCCGCGCGGGGCGCGGTCATGCCGTTGGTGTATTGAATCGTGGTAGTTGGTGCTGGCTGGCCGTCAAGTGTGACGCCGTATTTCGAGAGTAGTGCTTTGAGGTCGTCTAGAAAGCTCATATTCCCACCCGTTGCGTCAGATTGGCTAGAAGGTTGATAGCGCCGGCAATGCGCTGTGTCTGTGTGCAGACCTCGGTTGCGATTTCGCAGCGGATCGGCTGAGGCGATCCCGCTTGATCTGCGTTCCCCTTCATCTCGGGGCCAAGAATTCGATCGAGCCGCTTTTCGTGAACCTGAACCGCTTCGATCAGGCGTGAAACGGTATCTGTCAGTTCGGCAAGCTCGGCATTGATGGAGCCAGGAATGGGCGCCGCCGTAACTGTCTCGGCATACTTGAAATTCGGATTGACTTGTAGTGCAAGACCGGGTATTTGATTCATATGTTCTCCAAGGTGGGCAGCGGGGCGACGCTGTTGCTCGACTACTAGGGGAATTGCGTGGTTTTTAACGGATCACTCTCACAAGCGCGCCTGTGTCTCACGACAATATTGACCTGCGCGGTGTCTAGCCCTCGCTGCAAAAATCAAATTATCTCCTTTTAGCATTTTTCGCCGCATCTTTCAAGCTAAAAACGCCGCATCATCGCTGGGGATGCGGACCCATCCAAATATTCAGGAATCGGCACTTGGCTATGCCGCACTGGAGCGTTAGTAAGTCACTCTATCCCTGTTACAACGAACGGCCGGAGCTGATCCCGGCACAACTGGCTGCGGAAGTCCGAACTGTTTAGTCCAGTATTTCTTTGCCCGCATGAAACGTCAGCCCGTTCATTCGTGTTCAAAATTATACCGATATCTCCTCAATTTGTACGTGAAGACTGCCGAATTTCTCCGGGAATTCCCTCACCATGTGAATTTCATCGATCTGGCCGTCGTCGTTCCAGACCCCGGCATGGGTTAGCGCATCCTCCGTGGCTTTCAGGAGGTTCGAGAGGTCGCGCTTGCGTAGGTCGGGCGGGGCACATCGATAGGAGACTCTGAGCCGTCCTGAGAGGCGCGGGAAGCATCGTAGCTGGGTCACTACCGCCTCGTACACGCGTGTCCGGTAGGTTCTGCCGCTGGCGCTTATCAGGTGCCGGCCAGCGAGTTTCCCGGTCGTTGGGTGGCGCCAATAGGTGTTAGCGGTTGGTGGCCAGGGGAGGGTGATGGCGATCATGCTTTCTGCTCGAAGCGTACACAGGCCGGCGATCTAACCAAAATGTCGCTACCTCTACCGTGTGTCCAGCGCGCTTCCGCAAGTGCGCATTTCGGAAAACTCCTAACACCGCCGCATACGATGACGTAATGCGCGCAGTCATGACATGTCTTGCCGGCCGGACCGGTCCCCGGACTAGCGGCGTAACCCTTCGGGGCGGTGTAATGCTTGCCGCCTTTAGGCCCAAGCTTCGGACCGATTGGCGACGATTCTGGACGTTCGCCGAACAGATCAATACTCATGGACTCTCCGCCATTATTTCGGCTAAGCGCTCGATCCGTTCAGGCGCCAGGCTTTGCCAGTAGGTTTTTGCGATGTATCGTGAAAACTGGTGGAACACTTCGTGGAACTCTCCGTCATCCATTGACTCGAAACTCAAGCTCTGCGGCACCCGGTATACGCAGGGGCCGACGTTAGGGAAGTTCAACGCTATCTCATCACAAGCAACGTTACCCTCGATCTGAATGCGTTTGAGTACCTGATGCGCCGGAATGTCGGCAAAGGCTTCGATGTTCTGCGCGACCAACTCCCCAAACTTATGCACCAGTCGGTGAAACTTCGGGTTGCGAGGCTTGCTAACCTGGACCAATACCTCATCGTGGATGCGATAGCCTTTGTCCCTGAGGCGCCCTTGCACATAGCTGTTCGCCGGGGCTAGTCCACCCTTGATGACATGCATTAGGAAGCGTTCTGGCCGGCGTTTGGCTTTCACACCGTCTCCTTGTCCGGCGTCCACAGTTCGCGCATGGATTCCCAGCTGATGACTTCTCGCCCTGGATCGATAATCGGCTCTAACTGATATTCAAAAAAGACGATCAGAGTTCCGAACTCGCATACCACGCCAGGAGTCGCATCTGTCCCCCAAAAATCGCCTTCGTAGAACTTGAAAATCCCTTCCTTGCCGAGCAAATCCGCACGCGGTGAATCTGGTTTGACCGATACGCAACGCACTTTCTGACCAGCTTTGAATTTCATTTCTGGTTCTCCAGTCGGATGTAGCGCAATGCCTGCCGCAGCGTGTTTTCACTGGTAGACAGCAGGCGGGTTAGCTCGTGCAGGCTGAATGAGCCTAGCTTGGACAGCCAGCGTAAGCGGTGGGTCACGGAAGCGATGGAGGGTTTTTTGCTCATGGCAGCTGCGGACCTTTCCGCTTGAACCAACGGAAGTAACGTCGGCTAAGTCCGAGCTTCTTTCGCTCATGGCGTGGGTGCGTTGGGTTGAGGCGTTGACGAGCGCGGCCGTCGATGAAGGTGAGGTTGGTCCCGCGTTCGATTTTTGGTTTGATGTAGTTCATGGCTGGATTCCTAGCTGTTCGGAAAGTGATTTCACTTTTGCGCGTAAGTCGTCAATTTCCATCATCGCCGCCAGTAACAGCAGCTTCAATGACTCCGGCCCTAGCTCATCCGCATGCTTCGATTCAAGCATTTGTCGCATGATTTCTGTGCTCATGTGATCCTCAACAATCGGCAGATTTCAGGAAGATGTGTGGCGAGGTTCTTGGTGCGTTGTTCGTCGGTCAGGAGGCGTTGAGAGGCGGCCGGGACGTACCGTTTAGGCTCAGCCTTGAGTATCCCCTTCGCCTCCGTCGATCGGACCCAGTTGCGGAAGGTGGCGGACCAGTTTTTTTTCATCGAGCCTTTGCCTTCTCTGGCGGTCCAGTAGTCGCGGAAGTGTTCGATGACTTCCTTGAGGTTGAGGTCGCTCCTTTTTTGCTGTGCCCAGAGGTACAGAGCGTTGTCCGGGGTCCAGTCTGTGGGGAGGGGGTGGGAGAGGCGTTTCATTTCACTTCACCCAGCCTCGGCGGTACCCTAAAATTTTCATTTTTTTCGCATTAGGTAATTTGCCTAGAACGGGTAGCCCAGAACACAAAGCTTGTTCGACAGCCTTTATCAAATTCTTTAAGGCAAACTCATCGTGTACGGCCTTTACCACATCACGCTTATTGGTCGTTTTCATTCTGGCTCCCTCTCATGAATTTTATTCTCACACCGGCCACATGCCGGGCATTTGTACTGGGTGATACTTACTTGTTGCGCCAATCGGTAATGTCCCAATGGCCCTTACCGATATTGCAATCGTCGCACAGCACTTGCAGGTTGTTCAGGTCTAACTGTAGCTCCGGGAACATAGCGCGCGGCTTGATGTGGTCAACATGTATCCGTATGCCATCCTTCGCGGAACCGCCGCAGCACTGACAGCGGCCGTCTGTGTTTCGCAATGCCAGGTAACGCAATTCTCGCCACTCCTTGCAGAGGTAAAAACGGTCATTCGTTGGTGATGCCTTCCGTTTTGGCTTGGGTGGCGATTTCTTCCAGTGGTTTTCGAGATTGGATCGAGCGGTACGACGCTGTTCCTTCGTCTGCCGTGTGTCCAGGTTCCCGTGCCGTTCTGCCACGTCCATGATGAGAGCAACCATCGCCTCTTTGTCTTTGACCTGAATACCTCTCCGTTTTGCTAATTCGGCCGCAATCATGCCGAGTCCTGCATTATCTGGGTAGTTAATAATCCTTCCACAGATAGTTAACGCTCTACTTAGCTTCATAAGCTCCTATCCTTTGATTTTACTAGGATTCCTTGAGTCCTGAGGCAGTACAAGAGCATCCCCAAAAAAGAGGCTGACTTGTACTGGAAAGAACGATTCCTCTCGTCCCTCGACATGTACGCGGCTTCTCTTTCGCTCCGCAGGGCTACCGTCTCACCACTGCACCGAATGTCACAGGAGCTGACCCGTCTTCCGGTCTTACAAGCGCACAGGACTGTTACCCGACCATGCAGCACAGGGCCAGTACGGGGCATCCGAGGATTCTGTGGGGTTGTTCCGGCACAAGGATGGTGTACACTTGCGTCCGAGCCTGCCGCTACAGGTTCAACAGATGCCGGTTCGCGCCGGCCTCTACTATGTAACATAGGACGGGCCGGACCTGCAATAGGTACCGGCCCTTTCCTTTTGTGGGGCATGTCAGCCTTTTCTCTGCACACAGTTGTTACCCCACAGCAAAAACAGCAGCGCAAACGTAAATCCAGCGCCCATGGTTTCGCTCAGGTAAAGGGCTGCCGGCAAACCAATCGCATACCCAAAGATCGCCACTCCCGTTTCAGTTTTCATCGCCTCAGTCCTCCAATAATCAGCTTTTCGCGCTCTTTACACCCTCTTTTACTTCGATTACGCTCGTAAACATGCCTCAAAGTACGCCAATGGTCATCCTATTCCTCGAACGTCAGCCCGATACCGGCGAGCTACTTTTGCTCGATCCCGAGGTATTGGCTGGCGATTCGTTCGAGTCAGAGGCGGTTGTAGCAGTTGTGTTGCCGATGGCGGCTTGATATTTGCTGCAAGTGTCTCTGTAGCTAGTCCGGTAGCCGTAGAAGTTAGATTCTCTCTGCATGCAGGAGCCTTGTGCCGTATCGCCGGTCCAGAACCGACAAGACTGACAAGTGTTCATGGCTTGGCCCTCTTTTTCTTGAACGGTGAGCCAGTCTGAGCCACGCGCATGCATTCCTCAGCCAATGCACGACAGCCAGGCTTGACCTTGCCCCATTCGGATGATCGCCACGACGGACACTGCTTGCATTTGCCGTGCGGCCATTCCAGATACTCGCAAACCTTATGCACTCGTTGCATTGCGCATCTCCTCATAGTTGATCGGCCGAGGTGCCCGTTTCCAGAACTCCTTCGGGTTACGTCGCCAGCCCTTTTCCTCCATCTCCATAACGCTCAAACAGCGTCTTTCTCCTACCTTGCCTTGCCGATGGGCGTCGAAAGTGGACGTGCGCCCGAATAGCTGTTTGCAGGCGGTGCATTCGCATTGCTGGCCGGTGAGTTTCATAGGTCTTTCCACGTCCATTGGACTTGTTTGTAATTGGGCCACAATTCGGTTGACGGAAATGCCTGGACCTTCGGCACATCCGGCCTAACCGCCGTCCAGACCACTGCGCTTCTACCAGTCCGCGTCTTACGGCGCGTTCCGGTGTCGAAGATGAGGTTAGCCAGCTTCAATTCGGTAACGCGGGCTGAGCACGTCTGGTGCAGGAATCCGGTTATGCTCTGCAGCTCGTCACAGGTCAGGCCGGACAGCGGATGCGCCTTGACCGCGTTCAGGACCGTCAGCCGCTTACCGGTTACCGTCTCTGCGATCGACTCGGCAGCGGCCTGGCTCGTATCGGAGCCGGCTACGTAGCCTGGGGTTTCGGGGTATTTCATTCCATGGTCTCCAGTTCTACTAGCAGCACGGCTACCGATTGAAAAATAGGGAAGTGGTTCGGCTCGTCTTGGCCCTTAACTTTCTCAGCGAATAGGGCCATCCATTCCTCGATAGCCTCTATCAGAGCGTTGCGAGCATCCATTAGCTTTTCTGGCGAATGGCTCATGGCGGCTCCGGTAGGGGCATCCAGTGGGTAATATGCCTGTCTGGATGCATCGCATACCATCCATTTCCTCGATCACTTTCGGCATACCAGCCTATCTCTCCCCAATAATTCTTTGCTGTTTGCCAAAATCCAGTAAAGGCACAGCCCGGCGAACCGAGAATAATTTCGCTGCCATTCCTCGGCGCCGTTTCAATCGGCCTCCACAGCGCCCCAGTCCCAACGCCTTCGGCTTTTCGCGCTTCATCCAAGCTTTTCATCTTTCATTCTCCCGTATTAACCGGTCCTGCAGTTCAAGTAGAATCTGGTTGTCGCCATAGCGTGCGTGGAATGGTTTGCTGCCTTTCGCCTGACTCGGGCCGAATAGCTCCGTCATTTCCGACGTTGTTAAACCGTCAATGCATATTGCACGATGGTGAAAACTCCCGAGTGCGATCGTAGCCAGCTGGCTGATCTGCCGGCCACTGATGGTCTGGTGTTCGATTTCGGTCGGTCCGCAGTCATGTGTCAGTGATCTTCCGTAGCGCTCCCGCTCGATCCGGCAAGCAATGCATCCCAAAGCGCGCGCGAGGTCTTGGCGACGCTGTTCGCCGGGCGTGCAAGGTGGAATGGCTCTACGGAAGCTCATTCGTCGTTACAGCATACGCAGCGACTGCCATCTTCTGGCTGAGCGTCTCCGCAATGTACGCAAAACTCGCTAAATACCAACATGCGAATTTCTGGCGGTAGTACGAGCAGCGCGGCACACGCCATTAGAAATGGTTTCCTGTCGTCGCCAGTAACTTTGCCTTCCGCGTTCAGTCCCATTCGATCCCCGGACACAGCTTGCGCTTGTCCGCTCCGAGTAGCTTTGCCATAGCCCCTACGCGCTTCGGTGGTAGGCCAAACTTCGCCCAGTACCCGACAAGCTGTGAGCTAACCCCAAGTCTGCGCGCAACTTCCGCCTGCGTGAGCTTGGCCCTTTTGATTTCCCGCTTGAGTGTGCTCATGGATTCCATCCTACCGCATAAAAAAACACTTGACAAGATATTTTTGATAGGCGTATCCTCGCTCATCGACTAGGGAAACGCCAATGACCTACACCGCCGCTCTCCCCTGCACCTGCTCCGAATCGCGCAATCCACAGGACGATGATTGTCCGGTTGACCACGTAGCCGAACAGGAAGCCGCGCGCGAATCGATTCTGAACGAGCCGGCCATGATCCTGACGATCATCGACAAAATGCCGCTGCATCGGTATCCGGAGTTTGAAGCGGCGTTCCGGGATGCGCTGACACGCAGTCTTGAGCTGAACGGCTGCTTCACTAGCCTGATGGAACCGTACCTTCTCGAAGCCATCGAAACCTTGGCCGAAGCCCGCGAACGTCGTTACCTTGCCTTACAGGAGCCGTAAAATGAAAAAGTATCGCTTCCATTACGAAGCGCAACGCTGGGACGCTGAAGACTTCACCGACTTGCAGAAGCGAATGCTTCGTCTGAGCGATGAAGGTCACTCTCTGGCTGATGATTGGGCCGATATGGCTCGCCAAGCTGCGGCTGACTTGGCTCACTTCAATGATCTGGTAGAGGCGCTGGAACGGTTGCTTCCGTATGCGGCTGGATGGGATGGTTCGGCTAGTGGTGCGCACGAGGTAGCTATGGATAAAGCCAGCTCACTTATCGCCAAAATCAAGGAGCCGTTAGAATGAAACCCCAAATTACCGAACAGCACTATCAGAAATTCGTATCCCTGCTCGATCATGGCCTAGTCAAGGGCCTAGGCGTGCAGGAACCTGGCAAGATGTGTATCGAGGCGGTATGGTGCTGCGCGCTCGGTCTGCCGCACGGCGACGATCCTGGCTGTGTAGGCTATGCCGTGCGCCGGTTCGAAACTCGGCTGAACGACTCGTGCTGGTCATCCAATACCGCGCGCGCCAAAGGTATGCTGAAGATCGGTATTGCGCATATCGGCAGCGATCAGCTGGATCAGGTCGAATTCATCAAACGCATTGCCAAGGCCATGATCCAGCACATAGTACCGATTGCACTGCACGCGGCAGCTGAGCGCAATCCGAAGTTCGCCGAAGAATTGAAAGACGCGGCGCTTCGGTGCGAGTGCGAGGGCACGAAGGAATCGGCTTATGCGGCGCGCGATGTGGCGATGAACGCCGCCGCCGCCGCCGCCGCCGCCGCCTACGCCGCCGCCGACGCCGCCGACGCCGCCGCCTACGCCGACGCCGCCGCCGCCGCCTACGCCGCCGCCGCCGCCGCCGCCGACGCCGCCGCCTCCGCCGACGCCGACGCCGCCGCCGCCGCCGCCG